CAGGCATTGGCCCCGCGATAGTTCGCCGGTATCTTGGTACTTTGCCGAGCGAATCAGATGGCAAAATAGGTGCCAAGGGCCTATGTCCCAATATAGGGGATTGTCTTCGGCTTTCCGCCAATCCTTCACCCATCCGCGATTCATGGTGTGCTTCCGTTCTGTGTGGCTGCCCATGCTTCTTCCATGAACTTGGCGTGTTCTATTGCTTCTGCCACAGCGTCCACTGCTGTTTGCACATTCTCCCTAGTCAGCAACCCGTTCTTTATCAAGGCTCGTTCGTGGTACTCCGCCAGTTGTCGCATCTTCTTCGGGGAGTCGTCCAGTAATCCGCCGGACTGGTTGCACCCGCTACACAATACGCCTCGGTATAGATTGCTATCGTGGCAGTGATCTATGTGAGCACAGTTGACGCCATTCCCTTGATAGTGCTTTACGTGCCTACCACAGCTTTCGCAGATGTCGATCTGCTCCAGTTCTATGATATGCTCGATGGTGGTATCGTATGTCCGGGCTCGATCCCGCCTTGCTATATTCACCCTGTTCTTTTCGCGGTACTCCTTCTGGTACGCTGCGATCCTCTCTTTGTTTTCCGCTTGGTACGCCTTCGCCGCTGCTGCCTTCTTCTCTTTGTTTTCCGCGTTGTACTCCTTCTGGTACGCTGCGATCCTCTCTTTGTTTTCCGCTCGGTACGCCTTCGCCGCTGCGTTTACCTTCTCTTTGTTTTCCGCTCGGTACTTCCTTGCTTCTGCTGCCAAGCACGCTTTACACATAGACTTCATCCCGCATTTTCTATGGGCATTCACGCCAAACTCGCAAGCGTCCTTTACCTCACCGCACCCGCTGCACTTCTTCGTTTTTCTCTCCCCTACCGCATCCAATATCCCTTGCCACATCACCGCCTCCATTCGCTCTAGAGAAAAAACAGCACACCCCCAGGCCGTCTCGGGAATAGGGGTGTGCTTATCGCCGCTACAAGCGACTAGAAGGGTATGGAGTCGTCATCTTCGACGGCGGGAACGGTTTCACGCTTGGCGGGCTTCGCGGCGTTCTTCGGCTTCTTTTTGAACTTGCTGCCGAATAGGGCGTCGAGCTTCTTCATCTTGCTCGTTTCGAGCGGTTCGACGGGCTTGCGTTCACGCTTCGTTGACACATCCCACTTCTCGTGCTGCTTGCCGTCGTATGAATCGTGCTTGCAGTACACATCCAACTCGACGCCCACGAAGTCGTGAAAGCCTTCGCTGTTGGGATCGAGGTCTTTGAACCCCTCGCCAGCGAATCCGATCGCTTCCAGCTTCTCAACCGTGTAGTCGATCGTTTTAGCCGTAATCGTCCAGCGGATCGTACGTGAGTACGAATCGACAGGAAGATCCTTCATCTCGCCATCTTCGAGCATCGCCACCGGGCGAACTTCCAGATAGAACACGGCGTTGTCGTTTTTGCTGGTCGTGAAACCCTGCTCGATTACAACCGCTTTGTAGTTCGTTGCTTCATAAAAGATACTCATCGTGACTTCCTCGCTTCTTTAAGTGCGTTGACAAAATTACCCCAGGCCGCTTCCCCGCCGTTGCCCATATCAATCTCCTCGGGCAGTCCGTGACGGTTCTTCGCATCGTATGCCGCCGTTCGGCATGTGTACATCGTTCTTTCGCGTCCACCGGCCCCTTTTGGGCGAGATCCGCTATCATCTATGACTGTGTAGTAATTCGCAAAGAGCACAATATCCGCCCATTTGTGAGTCAGGCTCCACGTCTTATGGTGTAGATCCGGCGTGAAACGATCATAATCGTCTCCCTCTGGATTCTTATAGGGCGTTACTTTCGTGTGCCCCAAACAGACAATCGACATTTTCCGCACTTGGCGAATCTCATCGAGCTTGCCTAAGAACATCCGCCATTCTGCGAGGCTCGTGTCAAATCCTTGGGCATAGTTGCCGAAGCCTTTCTTACCCCAAACGCCTCCGTACTGCGTCTTACACACGAACTCGTGACACAATCGCTCGAATCCGTTGAGTGTGTCGAGTGCGAGCGTCTTAAAGTCGTGCTTCTCGTTGAGCACAAAGTCCAAAGCCGCGAGCACATCAGCCCAGTCCATGATTTCGGGAAGGTGCGGCACGTCCCCGAGTTGCTTTGCGTCGATCAGAGTTTCTAGCCCTGTTTCTCCGCGTGCCATCATGAATAACGGCTTCGGCGTACGTGCTGCGAAGCTCGTCTTGCCGATCCCTTCGACTCCGTGAAGTACGACACGCGACGGGAGGTTATCCCCCTTCGTCTTTATGTCATCCATCGAGAACTTGGTCCCGCCGGACGGCACCGATTGCCGTGTGGCTGTTGCCATGTTACACATCCTTTCTAAAGGTTAAAAGCCATGCCTCTAATGCGGCATGAAAGATACTACCAAAATACAAAGCCTCGCGTTCTTCCTGTTCTGCTTTTTGTATGCCCATTTCATATCGATAGAAGTATTTACGGCGACACGTCTGAAAGCAACGGATACGCGAATGAGAAAGTGTATTCTTACTGCTTTCTTTCGATTCCCAATTATCGCTGTCTGTATCATCATGCCCGCTACACAACGACAGGTACTCACACGGGGCACCGTACAGAGAACACGCCCCTGAGTTGCGATACCATCGCTCGTTGTTGCGTGCCGCGAGAATGTCCTGCCCTACGTCCCATAGCTCGTTGGCCCATTCGAGAATGTCGCTGTCGAGTCGTGGGATTATTCGGCGTTGGAAGTATACGGCAGGACGTTCTAGTGTGTCTGCCGTTAGTCGCATCTCGTACAAGTCGGGCGTTTCGGTTGTCCTCGATTCGTCTACTGGCACATCGAAGCCGCAATATGTACCGAACCGTACAATCTCCTGCTGTGTGCCCCACGCGGCAAGCCTATCGGCCTTCGGCGAGCCCTTCGGTATACTCTTAGGCCGAATCGTAGGCTTCTTAATCACATCGTATATCGTCCCGTCGATCTTCTCTCCGCTCTGCCAGTTCGCAAGGGCATACATGCTTACCTGCTGATCTATCGTGCGTGTACGCCAATATACGGCGTTTGGGTCGGCGATCTGTTCCGATGTCGTCTTGTGCTCTAGCAGGAAGCGTCTACCGGCATGTGACACGATGCCGTCATAGCAGCCTAGCTGCGTAAACGTGCGTGAAGAACACCCCGTTGCAGGATTCACTACAGGAAGGCGAAACCACTCTTCCGCCGATTCGCACGTTAGCCCTGCGTCCTTGTATCGTGCGTCGTAGCCTGTGATTAGTGCTCGACATTTCGCACGGGTTATCGCGTCGGGCTTCGCTGCGTCGATAGCATCGTAGGCTGCTTGTGTTGATGTCATGTGTCCGCTCGTTTCTGTTTATGATTCCGCGTTTGTCTTAAATATTCGTTCTTGTGCTTCCGTGTCTTGCTGCACCATTCTCGACTTCCTCAGCACATTCTCAACCATCGGGGCTTCGATGTCTGTAATCGGTATGTGTACGTTGAGCGGGCGTGTCGAGCCTACGCGATTGGAACGCTTAACCGCTTGATAGTAGCTCTCGTATGAGTCTTGTAGGCCGCTGAATATCTGCCGTGTGGCAACCTGTAGATTCAACCCGAACCCGAGGATCTTCGGCTTGCTGATTAGCACCTTCACGCGTCCGGCCACGAAGTCATCGACAATCGCTTGCCTCTTCTCGATTGGAGTCGAACCCGTAATAGATGCCGCTTCCGGTAGTTCCTTCTCTAGTCGCTCCTGTTCCTTGTTGAATATACACCAGATGATAGTCGATTCGTCCGGCCACGACTCACACAATTCGCGTATGTACGCGGGCTTGTTCGTTGTCACATCCTTACCGCGATAGTTTCCCTTCGCAATCTGCCCCATCACAGATCGGCTAGTGATACCGCCCATGTTCGTAGCAAACAGTTCATTGCTTTCGGTGCCGACTACTGCCGTCTGTTCAGGCGTCAAGTCTACGTCGTGTATATGCACATTGATAGGCGGTAGTGTGCCCGCGTTATCTTTGAATCCATATGTGGCTGGATTGGTCAGAAAGAATGCCCAATGCGACAGCGACTTATAGAACGGGTTCAATGCGTGCGGCTTGAGTTGCCATCGCTCTTGTGTCTGCCCCTTGTTTACGAAGTAGGTTGCGAGGAAGGCGTTCACATTCTGGAAGTGATCGAGGAATACCGCGTGATTAGCGTACTCGATTCGGTCGTTAGGTGCAGGTGTGCCCGAGCAACATAACTTCCATCCGATGCCCTGCCCGATACGAAGGATAACTTGTCCCCATTTGCCGTAGTGCGACTTGAGCATTGAGGATTCGTCGAGCACTAACGCACCTAGATTACCCGCTTCGGTGTTGTCGTTCAGTGCGTCGTAGTTGACGATGCCGATCTTGCCCGATCCTTTCAGCCAGTCGTTCAGGTTGCTCCCCTTAATGACTTCAGGCTCGAACCCGTAGAACTTCCGGCACTCGTCAACCGTTTGCTTCACAACCATGAGAGGCGAGATGATAAGCACTTGCTTATCCGGGTTCTGTTTCAATGCGGCCTGAGCGAACTCCAGCAGCATCGGCGTTTTACCTAGTCCACAGTCTGCGAATATAGCGAACTTCCGCTTCTCAATCGCCATATTCGTGACGTGTTTCTGGTAGTCGAACATCCACTCGGCGGGATCGTGGTTGTACTGCTCTTTTTCAGGTACGGAAATGCCGAGGGCGTTCGCGTATTCGTCGGGAAACTCCGCCTCGTGTCCGGTGATTCGGTACGTAGGAAGGCGTTTGATGTTTAAGAATGTATGGTAGTCGTCAATGCTTGTTGTATTGAGTGTGATTTTCACGTTATTTTCTCCTTGGCTCGTGCGTACAAAGCTGGATCTTCCCGTTTGATCCTGGCAAACATCCCCGGCATCCACGCCCAGCGAGCAACAAACTTATTCCACTCAGGCGGGCGTATGCCTTTGATGTCACCGGGAGCCCTGAAGTAAGACGCGAACGGTATTGCTCCATGTTCCAACACTTCGATACATCGTGCCTCGGCTTTTTCGGGTGTGTCAGAGGGATCAAACCCACACAAGACGAAACAGCGGATTTGCCCAATTGCCAATCCGCTTTTTACGTGCAGTTCTCTAATGCAATTAAAAGCCGCTTCCGTCTTGCTGGGATCATCTGCCGCAACATAGATCCGTTCCAGTTTCTTACGCAAGCCTCCAATCAAATCGAAGTGCCAATCCTTTGCGAGCTTGGCATCAATGCCACCGTGTAGACCTACCTTACCTTTTTGTCGGTGCAACATTTCAAACACCGATTCGATGTGAGCACGCGGGCAGGCGAATAGGTTGCTATCGAGTATGCGGTTGCCGTCATGGATTGGCAACGTCCTGATGTTCCCTTCGCGTTTCGGAACCACGCAAAAGTCACACTTACGCGGACACCCGCGAGAAGTCATTATGTAACCGTCGCGGAGAAACATACCGGGCGTGAATGTTTCGCCGGGATCGTCGTACGCAGGCCCGCCGAGGTGTGTAATCATTCTTTTGCCCCACTCCTTGGCGAGCATTTCCGCCCTTGGTTTGTCCCAAGAGAACACACAACTAACGTATGCCTCGACGATGTTCTCAGGCACAAACAGATCGGGAGTGTCATAAAATACGTTATCGCCTTCTGGTGTGTAGGCTGTCTTCGACGGGAACACGCGGGCGAATGCTATGGGGTTGTCATTTAGCGATGTCGTTTTCATTTCAACAGCTCCGGAAAGAGGGACATGGACTCGTGGCTCGCATCGACTGCTTTACGCAGATTCTTCTTTGCAACCTCGAAATACTCACCCTTCAGCTCTGTGCCGTAGAATCGTCTGCCGAGTTTGACTGATTCATATCCTTCTGAGCCAATGCCAGTAAACGGAGAGAATACGATCTCATCGGGGTCTGAGAACAATCGCACGAGTCGATTGATTAGCCCGAGTTGTAGCGGGCAGATGTGCTTTGTGTCGTCTTCCGATTTCGCTTCTCGCGTGTTGAGTGTGTCCGTTTCTTTGATGTCAGTCCAACAACCCTCGGCCCAGTCGATCCATTGATTGCGTGTGACTTCGCCCCTCTCTTTGATCGCTGTCGCGTTCTCGCCGGGCGTGCGAAACTTAATCACATAATCCAGAAGTGTGCCGCGTTGCTTTGCTCGATCCGCTTCTAGGCCCGAGAATTGCAGTTCCCGCGAGCGGGTTCGTATCGCTTGTGCCTGCGGGTTCTTCCTGATCGCCCAATCATACTCGTACACAAGCCCAGCACGCTCGCCTATGCGTATGTTAAGCCCTCTGAAGTCATGTAGCCCAACACCGCCGGAACGCTTTAGACGGGGTATCTGCATGACGTGAACACATATGGCACGCCCTGGCTTGATTACTCGTGCAAGCTGTCGGTAGAAGAATGACAAATGCAGCTTGCCTTCTCTGTCGATGCCTTCCGAGTTGCCCACATCACCCGCTTCGTCTGTGTACGCATACAGCGACGGGAACGGGGGCGAGAATACCGAGAAGTCGAATTGATTCTCCGCGAGGCTCGCCATGTGCTCAATGCAATCGGCGTGCTCTATCTTCCATCTTTCACCACTCAAAATACTCATACCGCTCACTCCTTTTTGTCAACTCCGTCAAAATGATAAAATACCCGCAGGCTTTCTTATCAACTTCTCGATAGCCGGGTCTGTTTAAGGTGTGCTCACCACACACACCGCCGACGGGTTTATTTGCTTGTCATTACGATAAACATCGCCGCGATGATTACGCCAAGTGTGATTCCGAATGTCATTACTTCGCTCCCATGTACCTAGTGATTCGATTAGTTACAGCATACTTGTGTGTGTACTTCCGCTCCATCGCATAGGCCGCTTCGTCCGATTCGTAGTATAGTCCATGCAGCACATCGGTTGCTTGAAATCTGTTCGCACGAAAGAAAACCTGACCGGCTACGTTTGTTTCTCGAATCTCGCATCGTATACGCTTGCGGCAGTATGGATTCAGCTTACGTGCAAGGTGATCGAGCAAGGCAGATCCTATTCCCTTGCGTCGATGCTCGTCATGTACTGCGATAGTCGTCAGTTCCATCGCACCTGGTTGGAGTTCGAAGAACATGAACCCGAGCACATGATTACTATGCTCCGCAATCACGCCGATGACGTTCAGTTTCCGTAGCCTACTGAGCATTTCCCCGCCACTGCGAGGGTGCTCAAAGCTCTGGCTCTCAATCTCGACTACCTCGATTAGATCGCGGCGGATCATCCATCGTATGTGAGGCTTCATTTCCGAGTATCCTTTCGTAATTCAGGCACGACACGCTCGACTTCTTTGAGCTTCTCGGCCACCCAATTGAGCGTGGATTTGCCCTTGAGTAGCTCCTGAACCCTCGCGGCTAATTCGATTAGCTTGTCGCGTTCTTCCGTATCTCGCATAACGCCACATACTCCTCATCGCTCAGTGAATGCATCGAGGTATCCGATTGGATTCGATTGAGTGTTTCTATATTGAAATCAATGTGGTTTTTCAGCCGTTCGTTTTCGGCCCGAAGTGCTTCGTTCTCGTCGGCGAGTCTATCAACCTGCCGGACTACTTCACGCCATGTAGGGTGCTTGTGTGTCATCGGTTTCTGTTCTCCCACCATTTGAAGACCAGCTTTAGCACGAGCGGCATCACGATATTCAACAGCAACCAGATAACTATCGGATTACCTACCGTGCCGCGTACGTGTTGCGTAAGTTCCGCTTTGACAAACTCGCGTTCGGTTTCGCGGTGTTTGCGGTTCGTGCAGCCTTCGCCGAGTAGCGACACGGCGATGTCGATCATAGTGTTCGCGTGCTTCCGGCTTCTGCGTAGTCGCCACGAGCGAGTCAGGCAGTAGTTGCGTGCTTCTGCGTGCATGTTAGTTACCTCCCAACGGCATAACGACGTAGCTCATTTCGCCTGATGTAAACAACGCACCGGATTCACCGTCTTTCAACGACAGCCGAAACTCCTCGTCGGGCTTCAAGCACCGCAGAAAGTCGCCAACATATCGATTGTCGAGCGAGATCGTGATCGGCTCGCTCTGCCAGTCACAAGGCAATTCTACCCGCGACTCGCCGACATCGGCAGTACGGGCGGAAAGCACGAGCATCCCGTTCAGTTCACACGTCACGCCTCGCGAATCGTCACCGCAAGCGATAGCCGCCTGGCGGAGTGCTGCGTGTGCGGGGCCTGCCGTTAGATCGACAGTGTGATCGTTTCCTTGCGGGATTACGTCCTGCCACGCAGGGAACTTGCCTTCCACGAGCCGGGTGATGATAATCACGTCGCCAAGTTGGCACATAAGGGCGTTCGCATCGCATGTAATCGTCGCTTCGCCATTGTCACAGCTACGCGAGATGAGTCGAGTTGCAGCACGTGGGACGATCGACGTTGCTTCCCCTGACGCTTTATCGCTCGCCAGGGACTCCACTACAGCCATTCTACGCCCGTCTGTCCCGATTGCGGTAATCTTATCAGACATTTCAAAGCACACTCCAGATAGTGCGTAGCGGCTGCTCTCGTCGTCGCAGCAGAAGTCGGTACGATCGAGCATGTATTTCAATGCGACTTGCTGAATTGTGTGTGTCGCGATCGATTCGGGGTGACGCATCACCGGGAACTCGCTCGCATCTTGCAACGGGAGGGAGTATTTCGAGCCTCCGCATGTAATCTTCACCGTCTTTGTGTCTTCGATCAGGACGACATTCTCGCTCGTTGCCTCTCGTAAGATTGCCGACATGCGACCGGCGGGCACGAGTAACTTGTGGTCGCCGATCGATTCGATAGGCACAACATGAATAGAAATAGACTGCTCAAGGTTCGTTGCCGTGAGCGTGTTCGTTGCTCCGTCGATGAGCACATTCTGCAACGCTGGCTTGTGTCCGGTCTTTGGTGCGACTGTCGCCACCATACCGAAAGAACGTGCGAGTTTCTCGCGGTTATAAATTAGCTTCATTGGTTCCGCTTCCTTGTGTTAGTTCTTCCACGATTTCGCCGGTGAGTATATACAGGTACGATATGCCTGTCGCTGTGTGCTTTCCCGCGTGCCCGAGTGCGTCTAGCACGTCGATTGCTTCGTATAACACGCGGAGCTGGCGACGCTTTTGGTGTCGTACCTGCTCAGGAGTCACAAACAACGCCGATATTTCAGGCGATTCGTTGACGGCGTGCATGTGTCCAGCATCGTTTTCTTCGTTCGTGTTGTGGACGTTGTGTGGGATTCTCATAGGTTCCCCCTCAACTTGTTAATGTGTGCAGCGATATGAGCAAGCCCTCGCCCGTTTCCGCCGGGCTTAGCCGATAGCCCCGCCTCTTCCAGTTCCGACCAAGTAACGTGCCCCACTTTCACAAGCTCGCGTACGTGCTGGTAGCAAGCACTACAAAGCCCCCGCGAGTGTGTGAGTCCCTTGCACTTCGGAGTTAAACATCTGCCTTTCATGTTTCCTCCAGTTTGTTGTTAGTTTGCTTTTAGTTTGTTGCCAGTTCTATAGCATCTTAGCGAACCGATAGCCCTCGTCAATACCAAAACTAGAAAAATCTTTTGCGGGGAAAATTACCGCATGAGAAGCACACCGGCGGTAATAACTGTAGCACCGATGAAGTAGATAGCACGCCCCCAGTCACGCTCGAAAGCGTAGACACATGCGAGAAGTACGTACTGTGCCGCTAGGAATAGGGTGAGTTTGTCGCCCATGTGTCCGCTCTACAATGTGGGGTAATGTTCTGCGATGTCCTCGGGAAACATAAATGAGAACCCGGTACGCTTTGTGTCGTCGGGGAAGAATACAGCGTTCATTTCGTGCCCGATAATCCCCGCTTGATCAGGAGTCGCCCCCGCTTGTATCGCGTTCTGTTCAAACCAAGTACACTCGCAAGCGTTCAGCATATCGCAATTGTCGTTAACGCCTACGGAGAAATAGGGAGGGGACATCCGGCCCAGCAGTTCCGCCGAAACTTTGAAGCACGCAGCACCGAACCGGGCACGATGCCCACGACTGCCCCCGTGCCCCGCATACTCGCAGTAACCTAGATCACCCGTGTAGCTGATAATCTTATTCGTGTCGATAATCGGCACCATGTCGTTGTCGATCATCAGCAGGTGAGTAGCACCCTTCGGCACAGCCTCACGCATGAAACGATTGATCGTTTGATTCCTTGCCAAGTCAACGCGAAAGCCCACCTGACTCCCCCGGCACCACGTCAGCCCGTGAGAGTGTAGCCAGCGTTCTAGGTACGGATTGATAGCCGCACGGTGTGACATTACGGCGACGGCGATATTATGTTGGTTCGGTGGAATGTTCGCTCCAAGGTGAGGCCCAGCTTGTCGTTTGGCCTGTGAAACCTATGTAGTGCCCAGCGTCGTCAAACAGCATATAGCATATATCAGTTACGCTACCAGCCACAACGTGAACGTAGTGGAAGGTGTCACATGTTGCAATCGTCCCCGCGTCGTACGGACGGGAATGCTTGATTGTGGACGAGTCATTCATGATATAGCACTCGTCAGCGGACACAAGAGCGGCTATTGAATCTGCCGTGACTGTCTTTACGTTATCGCTGTCGTCGGCGTCTTGCACTAAAACCTTGTCGCTGCCCGACACAGTCGCCGTCGTTATCGTTGCCCCGTCGAGTGCTTCGATTACGCTCGTCTCGTCGGTAGTAACAGCCGAAGGCGTGCCCGTCACTACGTATGTACTGCCGTCCCATCCGAGTAGCACATACTCGTCCGTGGCGAATGGCTCAAGGGCTGGATTGGAGACGGTAGCCGTTGTGCCCGTGGCTGAATACGTGCCGCCGTCGAGCACCTGGAAGGCAACTGTACCGCTTCCCGATGTAGTCCCCGAGCGTGCAGTGATCGTAGTCGTCGCCTTGCCAACAACAGGCGGAGTGCAGGAGCAAGCCGACACCCAGCGATGCCGCCTACCGTGTGGCGTGTTGTTGTGATCAGGCACATCACGGCCAAGCATACCTACAAGGGCCTCGGCTGTTGGCCTGTCGAATGTTACGATCTCTTTAGCCATGCTCGTACCCTTCGCATAAGAAAACCGGGGGCGAGCCCATGCAACTCACCCCCGGCGACATCAACAACACCCATGCTTCTAGGCGGGTGTTTGATCGACGTTGACGGTTACATTAACGCCGGTTCCTTGCGTGCCTGACGAACCGCTTGCTGTGATGACAATCTGCAGTACATCGGTTGCGACAAATGCTGCACTCGAAATTGTCCCGCTCTGTACTGTTCGATCGGTGCTACCACTCGAGCACGTCACTACCGATGATAGCACGGTAGCGAACGCACCGCCTGCGGTACTCTTCTGGAGATCGACGGTATATTGCAGATCCCCGCCAGTGGGGGCGGTAATCGGGACAACCTGCAAGTCGATAATCGTCCCGGCAGCGATGGCGGTATAAACCGGGCGAGTCTCGCTTGCGACGACCTGGCCCATATTCTGGCTGAATGAGATCGGCACACGATGAACTAGCTTCGTTGCGACGATTGCCGCAGCTGCGGATACCTTCGCATTTACGATCGTCCCGTCCGGTATGGTTACGGTCGTGCCGGTGAATGTCACGTTGTCGGTAAACTGCTGATCGCCGCGAATGAGTGAGGGAGCTGCCATGTTCGGCCTCGTGGGGTGAATGTTGTGTTGCCGGTATTGTATACAACGACAGCCGTTTGGGAAAGTTTAGGCGGGTACATAACATCGGTACTTGTGAATATGTGCCGATGTCTTGTAACGAATAGTGGTGCGTTTATCTTACAGTAGCGAACCTGGGGGGGGATAGGCCCATAGGGAGGGTGCCGACACTGAAAATTGTTGTCTCTTTTTTTTTCACGG